TAGCAATATCTACGCGGCGTTGTAATGCTTTTACTAAGTCCGCACCTTTAACAATTAACTTTTCAATCATTGCTCTATGTTCAGCATCAGAACGCGATTGATTTAATGCAAGTAACTCTTCTTCTGTCGCAATATATTTAAGACCCATTTTAGCAAGTTCACCCATTTTAGAAGCAACTGCATCACGGTCAATTACTGGTGGTTCTGCACCATATCCAATCATTGCGGCAATATGGTTCGTCTTTTTAATTACGTCATATGCGAAAGTCGTTGAGAATACTTGATCATTTGGTAAGAAACGGTCCGCTAATGTTGGAGCGTCCTGTTTTTCCTTTTCTAATGCATCAACTAACCCACGTAGTGCTGGCTTTTGAAATTCTTTTAATTGAGTAATACCCGACATTTAATTTCCTCCTTATATTTACGTTAAATGGCATAATAAAAAGTCGCTTTATTTGGCGACTTGATTAGATGTGTTTAACATATCGAATTAATGGTGTTGCTTTCTTGAATGAATCCGTTAAACCTACAAGCTTCGCTTCATAAACTGAACCTTTAACAACTACTTGGCCAACAACTCCATCGTTTTTACCATCGCAATCCCAATCGACGTCTAGAATAGCGAACTCATCGAATCCCGGCTCAAGTGTACCTGGTGTTTTTTCTTTATAAGGTTCAAACTTACCTGTAGTAGTGTTACGCGCAATTGCTGTACCACAATCAATGTACTTTGCACCAAATTTAGCGGCATCTAATGTAGCCCCACCTTCGATATATTGTAAATGTTCACTCGCTAAAATATTTTTCCCACTTTTAAATGGCTTTTCAGTGTATTTCGGTGTATAAATAGGCATCAAAATTCCTCCTCTTATAATTTTCCTTTTGCTTTTAATTCCGCGTATAAATTACGACCAACATCTGTTGGGTCCTTAGGTTCTGGATTACCTCTTTTTGGATTTCCTGGCGAAGGATCAGCTCCAGTTCCTAAAGGTAAAATTACTTGTTTTACAGATTCAAGGGACACTTTTAATTCATCCTCTGAATCACCTTTTAACAAGTCTTTCACTAAAACAACTTGTTCAGGAGCATATCCAGCACCAACTAAGAGAGTTTCCTTCTTAGCATCTAAAGTTTTCACCTTTTCATCAGCTACTTGCTTTTCTAAGTTCTGATATAACTCTTTGTATTTTTCTTGTTCCTCTAAATTCTTACGTTCTGCTTCCTGACGTTCTTTTTCCGCCTCTTCATCAGCCGTTGCTTTCGCTTTTGCCAAAGCTTCAGCAATCATACGCTGAACATCTTCATCCGTATGTGTCGGTTTTGGCGGGTCATTAGGTGCCGGTGGATCATTTGGCACTGGCGGTTCAGGATTCGGGTCGGAAAAGAATTGTAGGAATCCGTATTTCGAATTTACTTTTGGTGTAAATAGCTTAGTAGACTTCTTTTTCTTTGATAGAGTCATCTATCCAGTACCTCCTCTGTATGGATCTGTATTTTGTCTTGCTCTTTGTTGTTCATTTGAAATCTCTTGTTTCTTCGCCGTTATATTCTCTACGCCTAGACGATTCATCGCTCCAGCAATAGATTCAAGCCCTGCTGTCGTCTCTTCAGTTAACAACGCAACTAATTCTTTTCGGTTATCCGGTAAAGGAAGCACAAATCGTATTTCATTGTCATAATCGTCTCCAATGGATTTAACAATTTCTTTGTCGTAACTGAAAATCGGCTTATTAACCCTCGCTTGTAAGTAGCGAATCGTTTTTTCGTGCAATTCCTCTAATCTTGGGCCCCATGACAACCAATGTTCCTCGGTTTCCTGAATGATATCGTGAAACAGTACGTGTAAAGTCTCACTATTTAATCCCCCGAAGTTCATTTCAGATGGCACAATTTGAGGTAATGAAGTAATTTCATGCAATGCACCTTTTACCCTTGCATATTGGTCTTTAAAGGCATCTTTCCAACGGAAACCACCTTCAACTTTTTTAATATCTGGCGTTTTTCCATCCATACCACCTTTTGCCTCAAGTACAGCGCCTGGTGCTATTCGCATTTTATTAG